ATATTAAAAATATACATATTATGATGAAAGAAGTATATAATGGGATGTTTTATTATAGTGATCGAATGACTTCTTTAAGATATTGTATAGAGGATGTTGGGATTGATATTGATTTGCAAGATTTTTAAAAATAATTGTTGTTTTTTTGTAAAATATATTTTAAATTATAGATAATTAATAAAGGGGTTGTAAATGTTAGATTATATTAAAGATATGGAAATTGACGAAAATGCTTTAGATGTTGAGTGGTTGAACCAACCTGAATTGGCAAGGAAATACGGTAAACACCTAACTGAATTAAACCAAATAATGTTGAAAGCTGATGAAAAAGTAAAGACAATCAGATCAGAATTAATATTAAAAGCAAATGAAATTGATTCAGAACAAGTGTTCAATAAGAAAAAACCTACTATGGCAGACATTGAGGCCTACTATCGAACTCAACCAGAATATATAGAAGCTAAAGAAGCGTATTTAAAGTCTAAAGAAGAATATGAATACACTGAAGTAGTAACTAATGAAATCAGATTTACCCGTAAGAATGCTTTAGAGCAGTTGGTGTTGCTTTATAATGGTAATTACTTTGCAGGGCCGTCAGTACCCAGAAACTTATCTGAAGAAAGAAAAAGTATTAATGTCAAATTAAATAGGAAATAAAATGATTATTCAATTCTATAAAAAAGATAAAGTTATCTATGAAATAAATGGTAAACATGGCAGTTATTCCGTTAACCATTATGGTTGGAAAACAAAGAAGGATAAAATTGTAAAAGAAGTAGTAAAATATTGGGGTATAACTAAAACTGTATATTTTGGAAAAGTTTCACAATGTTTAAGATATATTAAGGATTGTAAAATTAGTGACAAAGATAAACAAGATATAAAAGGAGTATTAAAGGAAATTAAAGAATTTTCAAAAGAAGTTGATAAAATTAAAGAGTTTAAGAAATAGGAGAACAAAATGAGTAAAAGTAGATTTGCTGGAAAAGTAAAGAAAAGTGTTAATAATCAGGATAAAAAAGATGTATTTGGGTATATTAATTTACCTGAAAATATGGATTTTTTTGATCCCATGAAATGTAGGCCTAAAGACAAAAATATTTGGACAGTTAATCTTGATTTTTTTCCTTATGAAGTAACCAATGAATTTCACCAAGATAAAGATACAGGAACTGGTGCAGCATTGGTTGGCGAAGCTTGGTTTAGGTCTATTGTCATGGTTCATAATAATGTAAATAAAAAGAAGGAAATTTGTTTAAAAACATTTGGCAAGGCATGCCCTATATGTGATTATCAAAGAGATACTTTAGATAAAGGTGCAAAATGGAAAGATGTGTCCCATCTTAAACCAAGTAAAAGAGATGTTTTTATTGTTGTGCCTATTGATGATGAGTATTATGAAGAAAAACCTTATATTTGGGATATGAGCCAATATAATTTTTCAAGGTTACTGCAAGAAGAATTGGCTGATACACCGGAAAATGAAGTATTTCCTGATCTTGAAGAAGGATTAACCTTAAAAATCAGATTTTCTACGGGAGAATTTGTTACAGGAAATAAAACAATTAATTATCCCGAAACATCACGTATTGATTTTATTAAAAGAAAAAAACAGTATTCATGGGATATGTTAGAAGAAATGCCAAAACTTGATGATCTATATATTGTAAAAGATTACAAAGACCTTGAGGCGGAATTTTTTCAAACTGAGCAATCCCATATTACCGAAGAACCTGAAGATGAAGAAGAGGAAACACCCCAAAGAAAAAAGAAAACTTTAAATGAATGTCCTTATGGCCATACTTTTGGGGCTGATGCCGGCACTAAAGAAGAATGTACTGAATGTGAAAAACTTGATGAATGTATTGATGCGGGGTAATCATGTCTAAGTATAAAGGGAGTAAAAAGGTTTTGGGGGTATTTTTACCCCCAAACTTACTTAATTGTCTTGATATACTTGCCTGTGGTTATCATATGTCTAAACAATCTGTAATTGCTGAATTAGTTAAGAAAATCAGGTATAAGAATAGTAATGATAAATTATATACTGAAAGTGCCAAAAGACTACTAAAAGAATTTAATATTATTAAAATGAAAAAATTATATTCTGAAACTTGGACTTTACCTAAACATATAAATCAGCATTTTGAAGATTGGAAAAATAATGTTTATCAAGATTTGGTTAAAAAACATATTAATGAAGAAGTTATAAAAAAAGTGATTGATAAATTAGAGGTATTATGGCAAAATCAATGAAAGAACAATTAAAAGAAAGCGTAGATAAAGAACCTAAAAAGAAAAAAGAGTTGGATGGAAATACAGAAACTATGATTAGCACAGGTTCTACTTTGTTGGATTTGGCTATTAGTGGCGGTAGGGTAAGAGGGGGAGGGATACCATCAGGGATATTATGTGAAATATTCGGGCCAAGTGGTTCTGGTAAAACGGTTTTGTTAAGTGAAATTGCGGGTGCTATTCAAAGACAAAAAGGTAATTTAATTTTTGCCGACCCAGAAGCCAGGCTTAATAAGGTTTTCGCTTCTATTTTTGATTTAAATATTAATGATATGGGGTATAAAATACCAAATACAGTGCCAGAATTATTTAAAGAAGTACATGATATGGATGGGAATGATGACATTGTTAATGGTATTGTTGCAGATTCATTAGCTGCCTTATCTACTGATATGGAATTAAGTGATAAAGGTGATAAAATGGGCATGAGGAGGGCTAAAGAATTCAGTGAAGAATTAAGAAAAGCATGTAGAATTATTCAAAATAAAAATTTATTAATGGTTTGTTCAAATCAAGTGAGAGTAAATCAGGATGGTGGGCCCTTTGCACAAAAATATATTAGTCCAGGTGGTGAAAGCATTGGTTTTTATTCCAGTGTTAGATTAAGAACTTTTAATCCAAGAAAAATAAAACAAAAAATTAGTGTTGCAGGAAAAATAGTTGAAAGAGTTAGTGGTGTTGAAACTTTAATAGAAGTATATAAAAATAGTGTATGGGAACCTTACCACAAAGCAAGTATCGTGATTGATTTTCAATACGGTATTGATAATATCAGAACAAATTTACAATATTTGAAAGATTATACAAATATTTCTATTTATTCTATTGGGGATTTAAAATTAGATAGAAGTATGGAAAAATCAATTTTGATGGTTGAAGAAGATAATTTGGAAAATAAATTAGAAAATACAGTTATTGATTTATGGGAAGAAATACAGAAAAAATTTACTAAAAATGAAAGAAAACCAAAGAAGAGGAGTTGATCATGGCTTGGTATATACTATCGGGTTCAATATTTTGTTTTTTATTTATTGAAATATTAAAGAATAATACTCCTATTAATATTCCCGATGCTAATATATATACGGCTGGTTTCATGGGGTTTATAGGGGGGTTATTATTTGCTTTTTCTATAAATATGCTTATAAAGTTAAGTATTTTAATTTGGGGGTTGTTTTGAGTTATTATATTGGGATTGACAACGGAGTTACTGGAAGTATAGGAATTACAAGCACAGACCCCGACTTCAAACCTAAATTTTTTTATACCCCTGTATTCAAAGAACAAGATTATACAAAGAAAAAGAAAAGAATATCTAGGATTGATAGTGTAAAGCTAAAATCTATACTGTCTGAGTATAAAGAAAATTCTAGTGTATTATGTTTGATAGAAAGGCCCCTAGTTAACCCTAGAATGTTTACAGCTACAATGTCTGCTGTTAGAGCGTTAGAATCCACCTTAGTTGTTTTAGAGGATTTAGAAATACCTAGAGAATTTATAGATTCTAAACAATGGCAAAAAGAAATGTTGCCTAATGGCGTTAAGGGTGCTAAAGAATTAAAACAAGCAAGCAGGGAAATAGGTGCTAGATTATTTCCACAATTTACACCTTTCAAAAAAAGTAAGGATGCTGATGGTATCTTAATTGCTGAATGGGCTAGAAGGACTAATAGATGATCATAACTTGGACACAAACATGGACACTATGTCCAAGCATTAAAAATGTAGCACTTGCAGGTAACGTTTTGTGTATGTTTTTGTTGCGGAATTACCGCACCAACTTAATTAAAAGAGATAAAAATGAAAAAAGCAAAAAGGATTCAAAAAAGCAGACATGGTAGCAATGAAATATACACATTGTTAACAACTGCCATTTTAGACGAACTTGGATTTAAAGATAACGGACAAAGTAAATTTGAGTTGTTTGAAGGAATGAGTTACTGGGTAAAGAATAGTATTTGCCTATTCTATAATACTCCAATAAGTAAAGACCATCAAGATAGTTTTTATATTGGATATGCCGAGATGAGACAAGGCAAATACGTTGCTGTGGCTTTTAGATGGATTGATAGTGTGGAAGAATTAACTCAAATTTACGAAAGTATAACCCGAAAGTTGATAACAGAGCCGATTTAATGGTTGTTGTTAACAAAGAATATACGCAATATTGCGTTATAACTCAAATAAAAGGATTAATAGATGATTAGATTTGTATATATTGGAGACCAAATAACTGAAGGAGATGCTGCTTTTGCCTTTGTAAATACAGTAAATTATAAATTTTTAGAGTTTGATGGTGAACAAATATTTGATTCATATAAAGATTTTAAAAATTATAAACATAAAGTTTTATATGAAAGGTGTAAAAAATTGATACCAAAGGAGATGAAATATTGATTAAATCCCTAAAAGTAAAAAATTTCCAATCCCACAAAAATTCTGAATTGGATTTCCATAAAGGATTAAATATAATTTCAGGAAGCAGTGGTAAAGGCAAAACAGGATTGTTGAGAGCCTTAAAATTCAATTTACAAAATAATCCTTCCAATGAATCTATACATTCTTTTTGGAGTACTGATACAAGTACAGAAGTTAATATAGATAGTAGAATTATAGAAAGAACAAAAACCAAATCTAAAAATTATTATAAATTAGATGATGAGACATTTACAGCGATAGGTAGAAATGTT